CTGGTAAAGAAGAGTTTAGGTTATTAGGATATAGTCGTGATCCAAGAGTTATAGTATCACAGTCTTTTCCTTTGGATTTACAGATTAACGGAATGATAGTAGAGGTGGCATTTTAATGGATCCAACTTTTTTATTTATATCAGCAGGTATTCAAGCATTAGGTTATAATGAAGCACGAAAAGGTGTAAAAGCTGAAGGTAAATTAACTGTAAGAAATCTTAAATCTCAGGCTAAGTATAGACAGCTACAAGGACTACAAGAACATAATCAAATTATGGCACAACTTCAAACATTTAAAGATACAAATCAAAGTCTTGCAGGTGTTATGGGTAGAGATGAAGGAAGTGATAGGTCATTAAAAAGATTAAGAGAAAAAGCAAAAAAAAATAATGCAACCACAATAGCTAGGGCAAATGTACAACTAGGAGCAGATCTTTCTAAGTTTTCACAGCAACAACAAATGGCAACTTTAAAAGCAAAAAATCTAAGTAGAGCATATAGATATAAAATGTTTAGTTCTTTTGCTACAGCAGGATATCAAGCGAGTATTACATAGTATGGTAGAATTTATAAAATCAAAACAAACTACATTTGTAAATAAACCAGTAGGTATAGTACAAGCTGACACTGGTGCAACATCACTGGGTAATGCTATAGCTGATTTTGGAAAAACTTTACAAACAATAGCTTTTACTGAAGCTAAAAATGATGCCATTAAAACAGACATAGAAACTGCAAAGACGTTACCAATTATTGATGGCAATGGTAATTTTAAGTTTGAAAAAGGTAACTTTTCAAAAGTAGGAGAACAAAAAGCTAGGTCAATATTAGAAGCTAGATATGCAAATAAATTAATGAATTTGGCAAAAGAAAAGTTTAATACACTGCATCAAGCCTATTCTTTAGATAAAGATGGATTTGATAATGCCGCTGAAGATTATATTAAAGGTCATGTAGATAGTTTTAAAAAGAATGGAATGGAAAGTTTTATACCTGCTTTTCTATCCAAGATAGAACAACAAGCTGTGTATCATAGTAATAAAATATTTAATGATGTGGCTGACGAAGAAGAACGTATAGCTATGGAAGATGTAAAAATAAATATTGAAGATGAAGTTAGAGCATTAGAAGCACTTAATTATAATTATAAGAATGTAGAATCATATGATGATATAGAAGAAGCTGATGAATTATATAAAGAAATTCAAGATACTGAAAACTATATTGAGTCTGCTATTATACAATTAAAAGGTAAAAAGTATGGATTAAAAGCACCTGCTATAAACGAGATAAGACGTAAGATTAAAATTTATAGCACTAGTGGAATATTAAATAGAATTATAGATAAAAATCCAACAGATGATAAAGCCATCAAGATTATGGAAAATGTATTTCAAGGTAAAAAGGTTACACCAATACAAGAGGCATATTTAAGATTAAGTAATAATAAAATTACTTTAAAAGATATGGAAGAAATATCTAACTTAACTAAGAGATTTAAATACAGTTATTCAGATAGAGATTACATTACAAGATATTTAAGTAATAGATCAGGTGATGCCGCAAAAGAAAATCTTAATCTTGCAGAAATGATTGAGGCACAAAATTTTAAAAACTTAGCTGAAGGTTTTGGTGTTCATCAAGATACTGAAAATAATCGCAAAGGATTAAATCAAGGAATATCTATGATAATAGGAGAGCCATTAACAGTGCAATCTTTATTAAGAATGGATAAAGGACAATATGAAAAGGCACTTGAATATATAAAAAAAAGTACAGTATTACCTTCAACATTAGAAAACTTATTTACGAATACTAGACCTTTAGCAATATTTGGTAATATGTCAGCAGAAGCTAAAAAAACAGCGGCTTCTCGAATATATGATCTCTGGAATCAAATAGGCTTTGATGCAAAAGGTAATGCTAGATATCCAAATAAATATAAAGCAACATATGAAAGATTTAATGATATAAAAGATATTGTTGATATTGTTGGTGCAGAAGGAATTGTTGATGCTTTTGAGATAGCTACTGCTTTACCACAAACTATTAAAGATATGAACCAAGCAATATCATCTTATTCTTCTGAGTTTGGTTTAGATGAAAACTCAGATGCAAAAGATGTTATAGAAAGTATATTAAAAAGTAGTGATATCCCTCCTGAGTTTTTTGGTGATTACAAAGAATATGTTAGATATAAATTATACAAAGGTACAGTAACTACACCAAATGGTACAGTAGTACGATTAGATAAAGATAAGTTTATTTCAAGTTTGAATAATACATTTCGTAATACTATGGAAGTAGATGATGGTGTTGTTTTTTCTTTATATGGTAATAGACTTAGTGAACATAATCCACATAGCTATGTAAATAAATATAAAGATGATGCAAGTCGTAAATTCTTTTTACGTCATGTGCAAAACAGATTAGATGTTGAAAATAACTATGTAGAAAATGAAGCAGGTGATCTTGTAGCTAATAAACGTCAACTCAATATTGGTGAAAATGTAGCATTAATACCAGACTCTAGAAATAAAGGTGCAAGTCGTATGTCATTTATTGTTGCAGATAGTATTACAAAACAACCTATCATGTCACAATATGGTACATATATAACAATAGATACTGCTGATGTAGACTTTGAAATGTCTATGATGGCTGATGAAACTAAGAAAAGAATATTGGAAAAGAACTATCATAGTGTCACAATTACTGAGCCACAAATAAAAGATATTATAAATGTATTAGATAATACAAATCCACCACCTTCTATGGTCAAAGGATTTGGAGAACAATATTATGGTGTAAATCCTACTCTTGATAAGGCTTTAGAAGATGCAGGATATAATCCAATGAATGATTTGATTAATGACCAAAAATTTGTATCTGAAAATATACCACCAAGAGAAAGTCCAATAGCAAAAGGTATATCATATTTATTAGATCTTATAGGTGTAGATACTAATGTTACTTTGAATAATCAAGATTTACCTGAATTACAAAATACTGGTACTACAAATCCTGCTTGGAAATTTATTTATGATGAAGTTATAAGAGATCCATCTTTAAATAAAGCAACTAAAAATCAATTAGAAAAAGTATTTGATGAAAGTGATTCTATAAATGTTCAAGATGATTTTGTTCGTAATGTAAAATATGTAGCAGGACATGAGGGATATGATGGCACAGCTTATGTAGATGGCACTGGTAAAAATGCTACTATATCTTTAGGTGCAGGTTTAAATGTCAAGTTTATAACTGATGCACAAATGGCTATGATTAGTTCCAAAGGTCAACAAGCAATAAAAGAAATAAGACAACTAATGAAAACTGATATGAGCCTTGAAAGAATAGCAGAAGCCATAGATGAAAAGTATGGCACTATTATTAAAAAGACTGAATCAGATGCAATATTTACTACTAAGATGACAGAAAACTATAAACAATTTGTAAAAGATTTTCCTAACTTTGCTTTGGTTTCTGTAGAAAAACAGATGGCTATGTTAGATCATGCTTATCAAATGGGATATGGTGAGGGTGAGTTTGTTGAATATTGGAGAAATATAACTAAGGCTTTGAATACAACTAATCCTGAACATAGAGCTTTTTATTTTCAAAGAGCAGGATCACATTTAATTTATAACTATGAAAAAGACGATCAAAATATATTTGATGGTAACTTTGTAACTGGTAGAACCATATTATCAAGACAAACAGAAGATAGAGTTTTTGATAGGGCAGAATTATTTGGATTTCATGCTGATGCACGAACACCATTCTTTAAACGAAAAGCAAAACAATTATATAATGCAGTAAGAAAATAATGTCAGATCTTATATTTAGACAAATAGATTTTAATAAAGAGTTTACTCCTGATAGCGAAATAAACTTTAAACCTATTTATAGAAGTCTAGCAAATAACGAAGGTACTGCTGATCCAACATTTACAGAGTCAATGATTTCAGGATTAAAGTATCAATGGTTGCCATTAACAAATAGAACAGTAGAGTACTATAATTTTTCTGATGCTGAACAAGATCCTGCATTTGATTTTAAACAGCAGATGGTTGCAGATAATGCTTATGCTTATGCAGATGAATTAGCTAGATCAAAAAACTTAGATCATTATAATTATATTTTAAATGATATAAAGGCAATAGAACAGAACAGAACTATATATGATAGAGCAGGTTTTGGTGGTGCTTTAGTGGCAGGTGTTCTTGATCCACTTAATATAGCTTTTATGTTACCAGTATTCAATGTAGGTGTGAGAGCGGCTTGGTCAGCAAAGTCAGCTTTTGGTGTAGGTAAAGAAACAGCTAAGTTAGGTGCATTGTTTGGTGTTGGTAGTGAATTAATACGAGCACCATTTGATCCATTTAATACACCTGCTGAAGTAATAAGTAATGTAACTGCTAATACTGTTTTTGGTGGACTGCTTGGTGGTGGAACTAGAGGTGTAGCTAATTCATTTGGTGCTATTAAAACAAGAATACAGAATAGAAAGAATCCTTTAAAAAATGAAACAGATATTGATACTATTAAAGGCAAGTATGCAGATTATATGGGTGAAGAAGGATTAGCTAAAAATGCTTTTGATAAATATAATTTTATAAATAATTTTATACCTGCTCGAAGGATACAAAGTTATTTGTATCGTGATGGTAAAGATGCCAAAGAAGCACCTGATTATGTAAGGGCAGTTCATGCAGGTGTTGCATATAATGGTGTTACTCCATTAAAGAAAAACTTTTTGGGTGAAGGTGTGCAATCAGTTGATATGGCACAGACACAATATGGTGCATTAGGTTTGCAAGTTGAAGTTGAGTGGCGAAAGTTGTTAAATGAGTTTTATACTAAAACAAAAGGTACTGGCACTATTGCAGGTTTAGATTATCGAAGTACAGCTACTTCTTTGAAAAGAAGATTTGGTCAGGAAACAGAAACATATGTAAATCATGCTACTGGTTTGAATGCAAAGCCACCTACATATGACGAGTTTGCTCAAGAAATAATTGATTTATCTATACTTAATGGCAATCCTGCTTGGAGTAAAAAATATTATGATAATATTCCTGAGTTTAAAAAAGTGGCAATAAGAAGGCTTGAAGATTTCTTACGAGATATAGATCAACGAGCTCAAGATGGCAATTTATTCCATGATAGAACTGTAATTAAATCGAATGTAAAACAATTTGAAACTGAATTAAAAGATTATCCTAAACGTATTACTGCTGAAAAAGACCCAGTAATGAAAGAAATATTAAAACTTAATTTTGCACAACTAAAAAAGAAGATTAAGTTTTATGAAGAATATAAACCAACAAGAGCAAACTATAAGTTTCCGTTGTACTACAATAAAGAAATGTTAATAGCAGATCCAAGTAAACAAGAAGAACTTGTTAGAATATTTATGGAACATTTTATTGAGCAAGGTAAAGTTACTAGATGGCAAGAAGCACAAGGTAGTTATGTAGATGTTGGTATTGGCAAAACTATCAAAGGTAGACAAAATGCTAGAAAGTATGCAGAAGAAATAGTTGATACTATTCTTGAAAAAGGTGATGATCCTTATACTTATGGTGAAGGTATTGGTAAAGGAAAGCATTTATTAATGCGTGTTACTGATATACCTGAGTGGAAAGTTATGGATTTTCTTATTCGTGATCCAAAGATTATGACAGAATACTCTAAGAAAATGGGTTTTCGTATTGAATTTGCTAGACGTTTTGGTGATGAAGATATTGGTAGTCTTATTAAAGGTATGGAAGTCAGAATGAAAGCTGACAAATATACTGATAAACAAATAGCTGAAATAAAATCAGACTTTCTTGCAGACTTTGAAAGAGTTGCAGGACAAATGACACGAGAGCCTCATAGATGGGATACTGCATTTACTAGAAATATTAAAAGAGTTGGTGGTATGACATACTTATATGGTGCAGGTATATCGTCATTTACTGAAACTATTGCTATGCCTATATTTGAACATGGCTTTGGTAAAGTATTTAGAGGTGTGGTTCAGGCTTTTGATGGTAACTTTGATAAAATGAAGATGAATGCCAGAGATCTTATGCACATGGGTGAAGCATTAGAGATGATTAGACCTACTGCACATCATAGAATGTTGCATGACAATCTAAGACCAGTACAAGTTGGCAGAGTTGAGAAGGGATTGGAACAAGCAGAGAATTGGTTTTATAAGGCTAATGGTTTAGCACCTATAACTTCTATTGGGAAATTAGTTGATGCGGCTATACGAGTGCCAAAGTTTTATGAGCAACTAAAGAACTATGGCAAGAATGAGTTTGATGTTATTGAACTTGCAAGATATGGCATTGATGAAAAATTGGCTAAAGATATTCTTACTAAAGGTGCATGGCAAGAAACTGATACTGGTATGCCATTATTAAATATAGGTGGTTGGGATACTTCATCAAAAGCGGCAAGGGAATTGAAGTCAAAAGTAATAACGTATTTTAATACTGCATCAAGAAATACTATTATTCATGCTACAGCTTTTGATAGACCAACAATGATGGACGGATTTGTTTATAAGAAATGGCGACCATATATGAGAGCAATGGGAATAGAGCCTGATCCAAGAGCATCTGTAGGTAAACGAGCAGATGGTACATATGCCTTTCCAGTAGCAAGACTAGAGTCAGGAACAATGGCAATGCCATTTCAATTCTATAACTTTGCATTTGCGGCACACTCAAGAGTACTTGGTGCATTGATAGATCCTGCTAAACAGAACAGATTAGCAGGTGCAATATCACTTATGGCTATGAGTTATGTTACACTATCTTTAAAGAAACCTGATTGGTGGTTTGAGAATAAAGATTATCCTGAATTACTGATGAGGGTTGTGGATCATTCAGGTGTTACTGCATTGTATGGTGATTTATTTTATCATGCTTTAAATGTGGCAGTTGCTAGTGGCATACATGATCCTGATGATTCATGGTTAAAGGGAAGATATAAAGCAGATGGTTGGGATACAGCATTTGGTTTTGCAGGTGCAAGTCCTTCTATGATAAGAGAATGGGTTGTTGGTGCTAATGATTTACTTAATGACAGGACTGAAGAAGGTATGAAAACTTTATCATATAATTTACCAGTATTGCAGTTATTAAGTCTTGATGATGATTTTAGATCTTTAGCTGATGAAAAAGAAAGATATAGATATTAATAGACATTTGTAACAAAAACGAGTAAAGGTAAGATATGACTATAGCTTTGAGTGCAAATACACCACGAGTGAGTTACACAGTAAGTCAGGGAGCAACT